ACTTGAATGGTCGTGTCGGTGTGGAACTTCTCCGACAACAGGTGCATCTTAAACTCTACGATCTTTTCGTGAATCTTACGGCGGCGCTCCTTCTCTGCCGTCGCTTGCCATTGAAGGTTCTTAATGTAGTTCAAGGTTAATCCTCCTCCCGATCTTGGTGCCAAGATTCCTTGAAGATTAATACACCCTGCCTATTAACCGTTTGGATTAAGCGAGTGTCTCTCACTGGTGCCTCGACCATCTGAGTGTTGGGGTTATTCAGTATGGCGTTAATCGCCATACTTGCAATGGCTTGATTTTGTGTTAAGGCCATTGGTCAATCTCCTTTTGAGTTGTGGATTGATGTGCTACCTCTGGATTAAATACAGGACCGTTAGGATCTTACCCATGATCCATAAGCCCCATATGATTGCCCTAAATTCTCTCAATGGGTTGCTCCCTCCTTTCTTAAATACCAAGGTTATTGAATAGGTTGCGTATTGGGTGTTTGAAGTCGACATACTTAACGGTGTGTCCGTCCCAAACGGCGTCTATGCTCTCACCTTCTTTGAAGAGTCGATACACTCTTGAGAGTGTATTACACCCCGTAAACGTCGGGGTGATTTCGCTCACTAAAAAACCCTCCGCTTCCCACTCGATCTGGCATAAGACTGGCGGCAAGCGGGAGTCGTTAAATTCGGTCATGTCTAAACCTCCTCTCTCCTGTTAATGTGGTAACTCAATGGCATTTTCAAGGCTTTCGTTACCACGTTATGCCCAGTTAGGTGCGCCCGTCTTAAGCCGAACGCACCTAACTACAGCCTATCTACTTGTGCTAAAGCCCTCAGACGGTCCACTTTAGCACAAGTTATTTGCCCACCCTCAACTCTCACTTAAGGGGTCCACCAAGCTCTGTCCTTGCTCTTCTCCTCCGACCTTAACGAAAGCCGATGCTGTCTGGCGTTTACCTCGTCCTATAGCAGGCTTTGTTAAACCTTAGGTGGTGTGCCGTTAAGTTCCTCGGAGCGATCTCTAAAGAGACATTGCTCGGTAAGGGACTCGCATTAACGCAACTTCACTCCGCCGCTGCATTAACACACGCCTTAATTGCTCTATGCGCATTGGTTATACGCACTCTTAAGGCTGATGTAAGGGAAGCTCGCGGTGGAACCAAGGGCGATAACACCTAAGGCCACGCCGGGTTGTAAGCCCAACGGGATGTGCCTTAACACATGGCCGCTAAATGCCGCGAACTCCTGTAAGCAGGCTAATTTAAGTTGGTCTGCCTCATCAGTGCCGGGGGACCAGTCCCGACAGACGCAGGGAGTCTTAGACTCCCCGCGTTTCGGCGGCTTACTTCTCGTCCAAGTAAGCCGTCAACGCCGTTGCCAATGCAGCGTTAGCATCCTGTGTGGCCTTTAAGGCCATCAGGACCATTTCCTTCGCCGAAGGCTCCTTAGGAGCCGTCAATTTCTCGACCTCGGCCTTCACCTTCGCGGCCTTCGGCTTACGCTCCCGTTTGGCCTTCGGCTTCGCCTTCGTCTTCGTGGCCTCAAGGTGGTTAGCTTCGACCTCGTCGTAGGGAGCCTCAACCTGTGCGGCCTTAGGCTTCCTACGCCCCTTGCCAAGGGCGATCAGATCTTCCAAGCCCTTAAGGGCTACCTTGCGATCCTTGCCGTCCAACCCCTGCTTAATCTGCTCGATGGCAACCCACCCTTCATAGCGGGTTACCGTCTCGACGGATCGGCCTAACGCATCCACCTGTGCTTGCGTTAGGCAGTCGACCATGCTTATGCCGCGTTGGACGACCTTCAACGTGGGGGTGCGGCCGCGCTTGTTAGGCGTTGCCAGAAACTGGTCCCTAACGCCCTCGCGGAGGCGGGCGATCGTGGGTTCGCCAGCGGTGGCGGGGGCGGCGGGAGCGGGAGCGGAAGTGCGAGTGAACGTGGCCATGTGGGCCTCCTGTTGGGTTGCGGTTGGTCCGACGGGATTGTCGAACCGGCCACCAATCTACGACCGCCAAGAAATTTTGGCAAGGAAAAAATGGCCTCAGACTACGCGTGATTTCTCCTGCGCATTATGCGCGTGGAAACAGGCGTGAGTCTCGCGCATCACCCAAGCGGACGGGGTGCGACCCCCAAAAATTCTTGCCGCCAAGAGATACCAACCGCGCGAGGGGTGCTATAGATCCCCCTATCCTACCGCGCAAGGGGTGCTATGGTATCGGGGTATATATCCCATATAGGGGTGTGGCATACTAACCCATATAGGGGTAGGCATACCAACCTATATAGACCTCTGCCAAGCCAACGCATAGGCAGGGGCATAGGCGCAAATGCGTAGGCGTTAGGCCCAAAGTGAGGGTGCAGTGACCGCTCCCCTTAAACAGGGCGTTTAACGCACCCGTATGCCCCTGCGCACGTTTGGTTCGGCTCCTAACGCAGGGGCATGGGCGCACATGTGCGTTAGAGCGGCCCTAACGCGGCGTGGGCGGGCGCACGTTAGGCGACCTGGCAGCGCAAACGTCATCCCCCGGTTTTGTTTTTTCTTATTATATATGACTACCCTACTGAGCATACCAATTTTGGGGTGTATTAGTGGTATTGTTGCTTGTCGGTGGGGTTATGTGCGTGTATATTAAGGTATATGGTACCTATTTTGTGGTAAGCGTATCTACATTTCTTTGGAGTGAGTGTTATGGACGGTGTTCGTCGTAAGAAGATGCAAAGGATGTTTGATATGCAGACTTTATCTTCTATGTATCTGCGTGGGGTTCGCCAGATGGACATGGCGAAAGAATTGGGGGTAAGCATTTCTACGGTGGAGCGTGATCTTCAAAAGTTGCGTGGGGAGTGGCATGAGTCGGCCAACTACAACTTCCAATCTGCTAAGATGGAGCAGTTGGCGAAGATAGATGAAATAGAGAGGGCGGCATGGGAGGCATATGAGGCATCAAGGCGTGAGAAGCGTAAGGTGACTCATTTTGATGAGAAGGTTAATCCGAGGACGGTTACGCAGAAGGATGAGGCGGGTGCTGGAGATGCGAAGTGGTTGGACAAAATCTCTTGGTGTGTGGAGCAGCGGTGTAGGATATTGGGCTTCCACGCACCTAAGGAGGTGGCTATGACGCATAGTAAGATAGATCGTCCGTTGGAGGAGTTGAGTAAGGAGGAGTTGATGATGATTGCGCAACGTAGGAAGGCTGATGCAGCTTTAGCCGTGGAGTCGGAGATTGTGGAGGGGGAGGCATTGATAGATGCCGAGTGAGGACATGTTTACCCTTTGCGATGCTTATGGTTTGAATACTGTAGAGGCAGCTACGGTAGTATTGGATAACTATCTGTCTGATTGTGATAGTATTATGGAGAAGGAGCGCAAAGATATTTTGATTGATGCTATGCGCACCTTATGTCCCAGCAGTAGGTTTGCACAAAGGAGTAAAGAGGATGAGTGAAGGACTCAAGCATTATATCAAAGCTATCTTGGATGCAGAGACAGGTTTTTTGGAAGTTCCACGTGGAACATCGGCTGAGAAAAAATTTCCAAAATTTGATGAAAAGGTTGAGCCGCATATTGATGAGGAGCAGGGTGTGGTGTATGAGGATGACGAGAAGGGTAATACGGTAACTACCCTTCTATGAGTGGCGATGCTTCTCAAAAAGCTGCTGAGATACTGCTACAGCGTCAGGAAGCGCATGACACGCTACTGGGCTTTACCACCTTCACTTTTCCTAAGTTTGTAGTAGCGGAGCATCATAAACTTATTTGTGATAGACTACAGGCGGTAGAGGCGGGTGATATCAACCGTTTGATGATCTTCATGCCTCCCCGGCATGGTAAGAGTGAGTTGGCGAGTAGAAGGTTCCCTGCATGGTTTATGGGTAGGAATCCAGACTCTTCTATTATACATGCGTCGTATGGACAGGAATTAGCCACAGATTTTGGTCGTGATGTCAGGGAGATCGTTAATAGCGATGAGTATCAAAAGGTTTTTGAGGGGAAGAAGCTCTCGCAAGATGCCACTGCTGCTAATAAGTGGAGGATTGCTGATCATAGGGGTGAGTATTTTGCGGTGGGTGTTGGGACGGCAGCCACAGGACGAGGAGCCGATTTACTGATTATAGATGACCCTATTAAGAACAGGGAAGAGGCAGATTCCCTCACGGAGCGCGAGAGGGTGTGGGGATGGTTCCGATCTACGGCTTTTACCCGCTTACAGCCTAATGCTAAGATTATTGTTATCCAAACGCGCTGGCATGACGATGATCTCAGCGGGAGACTGCTTCAGCAGACGGAGGAGAGTGAAGACCTTAAGTCGTGGGAGGTTCTCAAGCTTTCTGCCGAAGCTATGGACGATGATCCCATTGGGAGGGATGTGGGCGAGGCTTTATGGCCAGATTGGTATGATAAGAATGCACTGAAAGAAATTCGTGGTGTTTTGGGAGATAGGGAGTATCATGCGCTATATCAACAGGAACCCACTAGGGCAGAGGGTGCTTTCTTCCACTTGGATTGGTTTGATACGTATGAGCATCTTCCTCCACACACTACATTGCGTTTTTATGGGACAAGCGATTATGCGACCTCAGAAAGGTCGGGTGCAGACTACACGGTGCATGTAGTCTTTGGCGTGGACCCCTATGACCGTATTTTTGTGGTAGATGTGTGGAAAAAGCGGTCAAAGCCTCAAGAATGGATTGAGGCAGCTATAGATATGATGAAAAAGTGGAAGGTTACGCAGTGGGCAGAGGAACGTGGTCAGATCTTAAACTCTGTAGGTCCATATCTATCACAAAGGATGAAAGAACGCGGAGCATACTGTTATCGTAAGCAGTATACCCCAAGTAAGGACAAGACAGTGCGTGCGCGTTCCATACAGGGTAGGGCGCAGCAGGGGATGATTGCATTTCCCAAAAACAAGCGTTGGACCCAAGATGTTTTGCAGACATTGACGAACTTTCCAGTAGGTCGGCATGATGATGAGGTGGATTGCTTCTCACTATTGGGTATAATGCTGGAAGAACTCACCCCCGGTAGGCCGCTTCCTGATGAAGAGAGTCCGTGGGGCGCTAGAACGTACACCTTTGAAGAGTTGATGCACCGCAGCACATTGCGTAAGCAGGGCAAGCGATTGGTCAGAGAAGCTCCCATTATAGGCGCACATGATCCCATACCGTATGAGCAGCATTATAGCAGTTTAGAATAGGAGAGTATTATGGCTATTACGTATCGCGGAGAACAGTTTTCTGGATATAATAAACCCAAGAGAACAAGCAAGCATCCCAAAAAGTCACATGCAGTGTTGGCAAAAGAAGGTGGTAAGGTGCGATTGGTGCGTTTTGGTCAGCAGGGGGTGCGAGGTGCAGGTAAAAGCCCTAAAACAGCTAAGGATAAAGCGCGTAAGAAATCCTATTATGCCCGACACAATGCACAGGGCAAACCTACCACCAAGCTTTCAGCAAAATATTGGTCCCATAAGGTAAAATGGTAAGTAGAGCTTGACATACAACCAACAACTTTTGCATATTTAGCTTATGCCAGTCTCCTATCCGAAGAATAGCAGTGAGCAGTTGGAGTGGTGGAAACGCCGTATCCAACATGCCACAGATTTTTATCGCCCGTTTTTTGAAGCTTCTCAAGTTCTGCTTGATCAGTATAACATGCAAGCAGCAACAGAGAGAGAACGAGACTTAGAAGACCTCGCTTTAGCCGCTGATCCCGCCACGCGAATCAAGACCAACCTCGTCTATGGTTGGATTGACCAAAGCGTTTCCAACATAGCTGCCCACGATCCCAAGTTTAGTGTAACGCCCTTCAATAAGGAGGGCATTGGACAGGAGCGTTTTGTCTCTAAGATCAGTGACTACTGGTATAGAGAGACAAAGCAGTTGGAACAGGATAAGCGCGTACTACTGGATGCCTTCTTAAGTCCGTGGGGTGTGAGTAAGGTTGGTTATACGATAGACTTTGAAACAGCGGTCATCACCAACCCTATATTCAACCCCGGTAAAGTTATAGACGACCCTTCTACGGAATCTCTCTTTCTCTCTTCTGGAGAGCTGACTACCGTATCGGCAGAGCAAGACCATGAAACACATATAGGTGTTCATGTTCAGTATTTGCAACAGCCCGATATCGACCCCAAGGTTCAAGAAATCTTAGAGCTACATATAAAAGACCATCAAAGATTGCTTGATAGGGGTGAACCGGGAGAACATGCTTCTATTAAATGGGAAGCACCCTACGGACGTAGGTGGAACCCCGGTGATTTCCTTATAGACCCCTTTGCATCAGATGGTATTCACGATGCACGGTGGGTCGCTTTTCGTTATGTCCGTCATATCGATGAGATGATGGCAGACGATAGTCTTTCTAATACCTCAGACTTAGAGCCGAATGATGAGTTGCGCTTTATTGGCGCACCCGCTGAAGACAATATCTACGAAGTAGATGACTTCGGAATGGTTGAGGGTTATGAGATCTATGCACGTAATATGGTTATAGGGACGGGAACGAGAAGCAACTTGTTCCTAAACTTCTCTCCCTCTCACAATAAGTTTTTTAGGTATGAGGAGGATTGGCCATTTAGGCACACGGAATCCTTCCCATGTGAGATCCTAAACTTCAACAACTCAGTGACTACATGGTTTAATAAGCCACCGCTACTTTTGGCGGGTGGCGATGCGTTGCAGTCGCTGGTAAATGAGATCCTCGACTCCTACCTGTCGGTTATCCGCAAGCAGAAGAACTTATTCTTATATGATCCGCGTTATGTGTCGGACACTGAGATAAACGACATCCTTCAAGCCGATGACATGGAAGCGTTTGAGGTGGAGGGGTTGGTAGAGTCACAGGGGAGGGCAGTGCAAGCAGTTCAATTTGGTGATGTTCAGAATGATAAGGGTCAGCTATTAAACATGGTGCAAACGATGTTTGATAGGAGTGCTGGCACCCCACAGCCCGTAGCCCTTCCTCAGAGCGATACCGCTACCGAAGCAAATATCATGGATAAGCGGAACTCTGCTAGGGAAGATGAACGCGCCCAAGCATTCAAGCAGTTTCAGATTCGCAAAGCGGTAAAGTTCTGGCAGCTAACGACAGAGTTTAAGCCAGAGCGGGTATTCCTTATTGACCCCAATGCCGATGAGTTTGTCTCTGTAACGGAAGAGATGGCAAAGGGTGAATATAGCTTTGAGATTGATATAACTTCTGGTGCAAGAGCAGTAGCCCTTGAACGCAAACAATATTTGGATCTTATCAATCTCATGGGTGGTTTGTCAGATAAGCTTCAGCAAATCTATGGCGAACCACCCAACTTAGGCGAGTTGGTCAAGCTGCTGTTGGTGCGCGGCTATGAGATACATGATCCAGAACGAATACTGCCTTTCTTAAATAAGCCAACGGGTGAAGTTATCAATCCCGATGCTCCAGAAGGTATGCCGAAGCAAGCTCCCGGTGGCATGGGTCAAGCTCCCGGTGGGCAGAGGGGTGGGGCAAGGACTCCAGCTAGCGCAGTCAACCCAAGTATGCTTCGCCAACCCGCTCAAACGCCAAGTAGAATCTTGGGAGATGCTCAAAGAACGCAGGGGCGTGGTGCTCCGAGTGCTCCCAAGCAGAACGTAGAGGGACAGTGATATGCCCAAGGTCGGATCAAAGCATTTTTCGTATTCCGCTAAAGGGATGGCGGCAGCTAAAGCTTACGCCAAGAAGAAAAAGAAGAAAGTTACGAAGAAGAAACCTAAATCCAAGAAATATTAGGGGTATGCTATGGCACCGCGCAAAGGACGAGGCTTCACAAGGCGTAAGAAGAAGGAAAATAAAGTAGAGGAACTCACTGACCTTTTAAAAGGCATGAGTCCTACTCAGCTTGCTTCTCTTGAGGGTTTCATAGCGGGAGAGCAACAAGGTGAGAATGTTCGTGGTCTACAGGACTACGAGAATACGGCAGCGGCTGCACCGGGACTTGGTGTTGCGACTGGCGCTCCCACTACTGCCTTTGGCGGCCTGCCTACGCTATCTGATACGAGTGCCAGAGCGGGTGCTGGACGAGAGGCAGTAGCTGCTTCTGAAAGAGCAGCTACGCAAAGAGGTTTGGCAAGTCAGGCTTCGGCGACTACGGGTATCCAGCCCGAAAAGGGCCGTAGTCGCTTAGATAAATTATGGGGTGGCATTAAGGGGGGCGTAAAATCTGCGGCAGATTGGGCGAATCAGGGAGATTTTAAAGATCCGCGCAGAGGAATACGTCCTCGCAATGTTTCCCCACAGGAATGGGAAGCTCGTCAGGGTCGTGTGCAGCAGCAAGAAGATATTGCGGCAAATAAGCATGGCTTGATGGGACCGTCTTATAGTGGCTTTCAAGCTGCTGCTCCAGCCGTACCGCCATCAGCAGCAACTGCTCCCGCACAGGCAGCGGCAAGTGGTGGCGGTAGGACTGCGGCACAGAGAGGTTCCTCTGCTTCGCAGAGGGCTTCTGCCGCTGCTGCACAGCAAAGGGCAATGGCAAGAGGTCGGAGACAAGGGGGTCGTACGGCACCCGCGCCAGATGCTCCCGTAAATACCCAAGAGACTGCGGTACCAATGCCCAATACAGATGTGACGGCAAGCCGTTCACCAATGGGTGTTCGTGGCCCACAAGATCAAATGACGCAGGGAACGGCACAGGTTAGTTCTAGGCGCAATGTGCCGGGACCAAAAGCAAGAACAGAAAGACAGAAAGCAAAAGAAGTTGTGTCTGGCCTAAGTGACGTACAGCTTGGACAAGGCCAGGGTCAAGACAATAGAATAGCAGAAGCTGCACGAAATCTTAATACTGGACCCGTTGAGCAGACTTATGGCAATGCTCTTTATGGGGGCCAATCAGCACGTGATCCTCGTCCACAAGCAGAGATTCGTGCCGATGAGGGTTCTTTCATACGCCCAGATGCACAGCCAGAAGTGCGAATGATGGAACTCGAAAAGCAAGCAGCTAATATGATGCAAAGGCTGCAAGCTGGAGATATGCGCGCACAAGCTCAACTTGAGGGAATATTTTCTGAAGTAGATAGGATCGAATCTCAGGTACGTGGAGCAGGTAGGCCCACTAGAGCACTAGACAGGGGAATGTCTGGGACATCTAGTGTACGCGGCGGCCAAGGGACGATGGGCGGGGCGCGTGTTCCCTCTGTAATGCAGAGTCGAAACTTGAGCGAGTTACGAGCGCAGTATAATGCAATTCGCAATGCTCCGAATGCTGGTGGTCGCAGTCAGAGGAGAGCGCGTTAATGGGCAAAAAAGAAGGGCATCGCCTCTACGACTTCAAATGCAATGAATGCAATACAGTTGTAGAGATGTTTGCTCGTTTTGAAGAACGCACTTTCCTTTGCACTAAGTGTGATAGTAAAATGGAACGACTGTTTCCAATGGGCGCAATCAAGAATTTTATGCCCTTTGAGGCATACTATGACGAGGGGTTGGATTGCGACATCACTGGACGCAGACAACACAAAGAAGTTATGAATGCGTTGAATGTACATGAGGCAGGGGATAGGAAGCATGGGGCTAGGGATTTTGAAGACAAGAATCCTACGGCCATAAAACCACAATCCAAATTGAGAGGCAAATCGATAGACGACATTCATAGGAAAAAAGATTCTATGAGTGAAGCTAAAGAGTCATTTGCCTACGCTGCCGAATAGGAGATGTTACAATGAGCGAAGCAACTATGCCACAAGATCCTGCTATGGATAACCCTTCCGAAGCTTTACAGCAGATGGAAGCGTCCCAAAGGCTAACGGAAATTGATTCGGCTGTAGCTGCTCGACGCGGCGAAGCAACCGCGTCTGCCCCTAACCCCAATTCAGCAGCGGCTTCCAATGGAAACTCCAATGCTAACACTTCGGGGGAGAAATCTGCGGGTAGGGATCAAGTGCTTCAGTTTCTGGAAGCGAATGCTGGCCAGATTCCCGGTGGAGCAGAGGCTTTTAAAGATATGCAGAGGACGATCTCTCAACAGGGTCAGTCAAATAATAATTTGTCGGATCGGTTGAGTAATCTGGAGAATGCACTATCTAACAATCAACCCGAACAGGTTGATGAAGAGTCCGAGCGTCGCAGGTCTTTGGTCAATCGTATTCCAGCGCAGCAGCAAGAGGCGTTTCAAGCATTGTTGGACGAGATGGGGTATGTTTCGCGCCAAGATCTTGACGCTGAAGAAGCAGATCGACAAGCCTATCAGTATACCGTAGACACCATCAATGAAGGTGTTGAGGCATGGGGCGAAGAATTTGGCCACATGGAGGGTGAACAGTTCGTCTGGAATCCCGATATACGAGATGGAGTTCGTCAGCTGTATGAGGAAATGCTTTCCGAAGACAAAGGAATCACTCCCACGCAGTTGTATAAGCTCTATCACCATGACAAGCTTGTCGAAGATGCCTACAATCGCGGTGCAACTGAGGGCAGGGGTGGTAATCGCGTTGCACATGCAGCAAATGCAAGGACGATTAGCTCATCTGCACATCGTGCGCCAGACAATCAGTCGATCTACAGGGATGGGGATAGCTTGGATACAGTGACAGAACGTGCTGTTTTAAAGGCATTCCGTTCCTTGGGTCAATAATTTCTTGATGGAGCCTTAAGATGGCAACGGGTGAAAGCAGTTTTACCAGAACGTATGGTCCGTTGCTCACGATGACTTTGGACGAAATCCTTTCGTCGGGAGCAATACAGGACAACGTATATCAGGCCAATCCCACGCTGGATTGGTTTAATTCGGGCAATCGTATCAAGGTCTTGCAGGGCGGCGAGCGTATTCGCATTCCTGTGATGACGGGTACGAACGGCACCTTTAAGTGGTATTCGCAGTTGGATACCCTCAACATTACTCCTTCTCTTGGTTTTACCACTGCTTGGTATCAGTGGAAGCAAGCCGCTGTCAGCATCGCCATTGACGGTCTTACTGTTCGTCAGAACATGGGTCCGACTCAGATTGCTGATATTATGAAGGAAAAGAGCCGTCAGGCTGAGTTGAGCTTGGTTGATGGTATTGCTACTGGCTTGTTCTCTGATGGGACGGGCAGCAGCAACAAGCAGATGACGGGTTTGGAAGCGGCGTTGCCCGATGACCCCACTTCCGACACGACCTATGCTGAGATCAATCAGAGCGACAATACTTCTTGGCGTAGTCAGATTCAGTCCAGTGTTGGTGCTGCGGCCACGAATCTTATTCCCAAGATGCGGACGGTTTGGAACGACTGCGGCGAAGGTAAGTCTGGCTCGAATAGCTCGCCCGACTATATCGTCACTACGCAGACGGTCCACGAATCGTTTGAAGCGTTGATTGCTCCTCGCGTTCGCTACGAGCCGAATCCTTCGGGTGGTGCGGATGCTGGTGTTGAGAAGCTTCTGTTCAAGGGTGCTACTGTTGTCATGGACAACTTCTGTGGTTCGGGCAACATGTACATGCTGAATGGTTCTCACATCATGCTCTTCGTTCATGCAAAGGCCAACATGGCTATGACCGAAGAAGGCTTCCAGAAGCCCATCGACCAAGATGCGTTGGTTGCCCAGATCCTTTTTCAGGGCAATATTGCTGTCAACAATCGTCGTAAGCTTGGTAAGCTTACGGGTATTACCTAGAATCCGATTTCAAGGAGATACCAAATGGCAGCTATTACTCCAACCATCGCAACTGTCGACCCCTTAGGCGAACACACTGTTATTACAGGTTCGTTTACTGGAGAACAGGATGATAGTCACATAACTCTTGTGCCTACCACTGGTTACGTATTTGGTTGTACCATCAGTACGCCATTGGAAGATGCAGCCACTCCACAGTGCGTTTTAAATGCTACAACTGGAGGGGCAACGACAAATGGGACTATCCGAGTGTCAACTACGGCAGATAGCGGCACATACACGTTTATTGCCCATGTAGTTGGCGCAATTTAACAGAAGTTATTTGAGGAGAACTAATCATGCAGCTACAGACGGTTAATCGCTCTGACGCTGAGAAGGTGTTCGTGAATGTCACGAATATCGGAGGGGCTCAGATCGACAATAATAAGTGTGCGTATGCTTTCACCAAGGCACTGAACCTAGCTAGTGTAGGCTCTAATAATCATGTCACTGGTGTAAAGGCAGATACGACTGCGTTCATTACCTTTGTCGGCCTTGCCGATGAGGATATTCCCCACAATTCAGTGGGCCGAGTACAGGTTTATGGTTACAAAGCTTCTGCCCAAATAGCGGGAGAAGGCGGCGGCCATGCAGCATGGACTGTCAACAGAGGCGTTGGTCCATGTCCCACCGTAGCAAGCACCGGGCTTTCCGATGTTTCTACGGTACAGGATGCAACCGCACCAGTTGTCCTATTGGACGATGTGGCGGCAGCTACTGTAGCGTTGGCTGGTAGCTATACCAACCACGTATTTTTGCGCTGCTTGTAGGGGGCTGTGTGGAGGGAAGGATAACTCCTTCCCTCCACCAATTAATATGGGAATATTCAAAGATCAACGGTCCGAAGATAGGATGCTAATACGATGCAATTGTGGTGGGTTGTATTGGGAAGATTCGCCTCAAAAAGTAAAAGAAAAGCATACGGGACATAGGTGTACTCCAGCCAGCGGTGGGACAATAGTAGAATTTATTAAATTGAAATTGGGATTGATACAATGAAATTAGCCATAGGTATGCCTTGGTATGATGGTCCAGATGTAAGGACTTTCGCAGAATACCAAGACTTTTTTATGTACTTAGGCCAATTGCGAGAGAGAACGATACTAAGGCAGCATATAGGCAAAGAACGTTTTGACAGCTTAAATGACATCTTGCCCTCGTTGCACGAAGGAGCAGATCCGACAATAGAAGATTTTGACAAAATGGGCAAGCTTGATATAGCCCTAATAGATTACTCTGGATCGTCATTGGTGGGAAAAGCAAGGGAAGAGATTGTAATCAAGTCATTGGAGTGGGGTGCGGATTATTTGTTTATGTGGGATGCTGATATGAGATTTGATTATAGTGCGCTATTGGAATTATGGAGACACGATGTTCCCATTGTAAGCGCACTGGCTTTCACTTCACGACCGCCATTTTATCCCGTTATAATGAAGATAGTAGAAAACCCTCCAATAGATAATAATGTAACACACTCATCGACTATAGTGCATGACTATCCAAAGAATAAACTTATAACCAATAAAGATATTGGGGGTGCTATAGCGTATGGGGCCAGCGTTATTCTTATAAAGATGGATGTGTTCAAACAGGTTCCACAGCCTTGGTTTTACTCTACAGGAACTGGAGAAGATTTTCATTTTTGTCTACGATGCCACACGTATGGAGTCCCTCGTCATATAGACACCTCTATTAAAGTTGGCCACAAGCGATGGGATGCTGATTTTATAGATGAAGAATACTATGAACGGCATATACGGGATAACAGGCAGATGTATGATAAGGAGTGGCCCAATGACACCGCGTCATTTGACTTGGCGTGTGCTCTGGACAGGTAGGCAGGCATGAATACGTTGACTATCTGCATTCCAACATATGGAAATTATCAACTGTTGTACCAGTGCCTGAGATCACTGGTATACAATGCCCCATATGATTACAATGTTATAATCGTCAACAATGAGTCATCAAAAGAGTCTCAAGATCATATAAGCAGAATAGTATGCAATGGCGGGATGGAGCAGGTAGTGTCCGTAGTCCAGCCGGGGTCCAACCTGAGATGGATGGGAGCTATCAATATAGGGTTGCACAACATAAGAGCAATGGGAACACAGTATTTTTGCATGATGAATGATGATGTAATCTTCCCACCTAACTCAAATAACTTTTGGGAAAACCTACTACGTCATTTTCAAGATCCTAAAGTGGGTGCAGTTGGGCCATGCAGTAATTTTGTAGCAGGGAATCAGAGCTTGCATTTAGTGGGAATGCCAAATACAATAGAAACATCGTGCCTGATAGGGTTTTGCATGGTGTTACGTAGCAAGCAACTGAGAGAAATGGGTGGTCTGGACGAAGAGTTGCCCGGTGGGGATGATTTAGATGTGTCCATACGCTTAAGTCAAAACGGATACAAGTTAATAGCAGAGCGTGGATCATATCTTCATCACATAGGACAGCAGACAGGGAAAAGGGTTTTTGAAGGATATTGGGATTCAGAAATCCACCAAGAAAAAACAATGAATGCTATAATACGGAAGCATGGGTTTACGGATTGGTACGATTGCTGGACCCATCAGTGGTTGCCGTACGAAAGCAAGGAAAACGATGAAGCTAGCATTCATATATAATAGTGACATTAGAAATAATGGGACTCCCACACTATGCTTCAATTCAGTGAAGTATCAATTGGGATTGGGGGATGATGTCATTCGCTTGACAACGCCCCTTGAACAAGAGAGAGACATACCTGCGGCAGATCTATATATTCACATAGACGATGGCAGGGATGATTTAAAGTGGAGTCCTCCAGAAAATAGTGCCTACTATGCCATAGACACGCACTTGGGGTATGATTTTAGAAAAGAGAAGGCAAAGCAGTTTAAATATGTGTACTGCGCCCAAAGAGAAGGCGCAGAGCGCATGAGGGACGATGGAATTTCTCAAGCTACATGGCTTCCACTGGCGTGTAACAGCATGGCGCACCCCAACCTCATGGAAATGATGTCGCATCCCGGCAAGTCTCAGTTGTTGGGAAACTGGACACTGAATAAAGAATGGGATGTGGGGTTCGTAGGCTTTGTTGGAAGATCAGAGGGAGAGGGTTATAATTGTAGGGTAGAGTGGCTAACTCGTTTATTTGATGAGTTCAAAAATAGTTGGTTTGCATCAGATTGTTTTTTTGAAAACATGGCGATACGATACATACGCTCTAGGGTAGGTTATAACATTAGTATCAAAAATGATTTGAACATGCGCTTTTTCGAGGTTCTATCGTCAGGTACCTGCTTGTTGACAAACACAACAGTAGATGGCATAGATGAGTTGGGATTTGAAGAAGGGGTAGACTTCTTAGGATATGAAACGGCAGATGAGATGATCAATAGGGCCCAATGGGCCTTAGACAACCCAATGGAAAGAGAAGCAATAGCCAAGTCGGGGCATGAGAAGTGCCGCAAGTTCCACACGTATGAACTTCGCATGAAGAAAATCATAGAAGATGCTGGCATCAAGCTAGCTGCATAGGAGAATGTTATGTATCAGTCCATATGGTCAGAAACAGCAGCGGGTACCAGTTCTGGAGCGAGTGCAACTCATGCCGCATCCACAAACAATGCTCATGTAGTCAATTCGATTTCTGGACACGTAGACGCTGATTCCATCATTACCGTAAAAAGTGGAACTACGGTTATTTGGGAAAGCAAGATAGATGTTTCAGTAGAGGGGTTTTCATTTTCGTTCGATGGGATATCGGCACTAGGGGTAAAGGGGGAAGCAGTTTCGGGCAACATAGCATCGTCAAGCTCTGATTGCCAAGTGAACATAGGCGGGTATACCATCTAAGGAGATGTAAAATGAATCGAAAGCCGTCAATAGTTCTTGACACCAATCTCACTGCTGCTCTTGAAGAAGAGCTTAAGACAACGGATGCCAATCTGGCCAATGGCATTGAACTGCCCTTGTCCAAGTCGGATAAAGATACCGTTATCTACAGGAAGTTTGAGGGAACCGATCCATCCGTTACTGATGTGATCCATCACGGCACATGGGTAGAAGAGACAGTAGTCCATGATCGCGTAAGCGTGTATGGAGACAATCTCAATAATGGATCTGACCCTCGCGGGGTGCATGAGGATGATGGATTGATTCTACGCTTTGAGGGAACTCCTTCTGGTGAAGTAGCAATTGACACCAAGACGGGTCGGATGCTTACGGAAGAGCAGCAAGAAATGGAAGAAGAGGCTCTTGGCATTCAGTATCCTACGTTTCGACGGTGGGAGTTTCGTCTTGTTTCGGCCAAGCTTACGGATGGGCCAGAGCGTAGGATGAAGCTTCATCAGACCTACGAAGAACGCAAGAATGATGAGCAAAGCAGTATGCTCAGTAGCATGGACAAAGTCTTCAAAGCAATGTTTGAGCGTTTTGATGGAGAGTCTGGTGCAACGGGCAATGTTCCAGTTCTTTCAGAAGATGGTGCCATAGAACTTTTGATGACGCAGTATAGCGGAGATCAGATCAAGGCTATGGTAGACATGAAGGAAATAGACCAAGAGCATACAGATCAGATTGTAGCCGCTTCGTCCGAGCCAGAGGTTTCCGAAGATAAGGAAATGGCTGAGTTGGTAGAGGCGGGTGTATTGGAAGAGTCGGACTCTGCGCCTAAAAAAAGAGGTAGACCAAAGAAGAGTCAATAATGGCCAAAAAGGGGTATCACAGTCTTTACAAGAAGAGCAAATCTTCTTCTAAGGGTGCGTCTAAGGTGAAAAAGGCCGCTCGAAAAGCTTCTGGGAAGCAAGCCGCAAGAGCAGAGTCCACCTTCAGACAGCAACCCAAGGCTACAAAACAGCCTAAGATGTCGAGGGAGCAAAGGAAGAAACAACTTGTTCCCTATAAGCATTCTATGGAAATCGCCCATAGACCCATGCAGATCTTGATCCTTGGCCATGACTTTCCAGAAGAAGAAGAAGCAAAAGCTTATGGTAGGAAGCTGAAGAAGGAGAGGCGGGAAGAGAAAAAGAGGCGCACCAAGGCAAGCGGTGGCACCCGACAGTCACAGAAGCGCAGACAGGGGGGTTATTAAGTGAAGTTTTCGGATATCATATCATACCTCAATCAAGCTGCATCTGAAGAAGCGGGTGATGAATTTGAGACAATGGCGAAACGTGCCGTCAATCTCATATACGACGAACTGCTTGCCGAAACAGATACAGACTTTGAGCGCAGAGAATACACTTTTACTACCGTATCTGGAACAAGTAAATATGGTATGCCACTCTATGTTCAGCAGGTATTGAACATAGAAGATGACACCAATGATCGACAGCTTACCCTAAAAACAGCACAAGACTTTGACCGTGAACGAGCGGGATCTGCTAGCTCTGGAACTCCTACAGAGGCGTATGCCTTTGGCTACTTTGGGGTGCAGAAGCAACCCGCCGCATCGGGCGCATTAAAGATTACTAGTTCCTCTGCATTAGATGCGGGTAGTAATTACAAGGTCGTAATCAATGGAATGTCGAGTGGCGTAGATATAAGGGAAGAGGTCACCCTCAACGGCCTTTCAGAAGCAACCTCATCGAATAGCTTTGATGCTGTATCAAATGGCATAGGCATTCGCAGAGTAGTCCTACAGCAGAGTAATGACGTAACTTTTGTAGGCACTATTACGATTAAAGACACATCAGATAATACACTGGCTGTTGTTCCTCCATATTGGGGAGATTCTCCCTCCTACCAATGGTGGGAATTGTATCCCATTCCCGATGCCGCTGTAACATATGTGGTAAGAACTCTGGCTAAAAAGCCGCCGCTTATCCACGATGATGATTGGCCAGAGTTGGATTCTAGATACCACGATCTTCTGATTCATGGTGCACAAGCCATACTGCTTCCTCTTGTTGGCAAGGGGCAAGCGGGTCAATTGGCAGCAAGAAAATACGAGCAGAGAAAAGAAGATTTCCTTGGCCATAGGGAGCAGAAACAGGTCACATCTCGCAAGTTCAAGAATGTGACCAATCCCTACATTATTCCCGCTTCTACAGTTCAAAGAAAAATCCCTAACGCTAGCGCATCCTAATGACACAGGCACTGCCAGAACCAAGGGTTTTTCCAGATCTACAACGATCTCCAATCTTTGTATTTAAAGGATTGCGAGATATGCTGTCCTATCCACAGACAGAGTTAACACAAGAACACTCCGTGGATATGAACAATATAGATCTGTCTGAGCAAAGGCTAGCAAGGCGTAGGAGTGGGTATGAGAAGTTTAACACATCCCAAATAAGCGGTACGCCTCCGATAACTGGTTTCATACAGCACGAAATAGGGACGCATGGGCTTAGAAACGTCTATACGTCATCTACGAAGATATATGCGGATACTGGAAGCACGAGAACGGATCTTACTGGCTCTGTAACGCTTAATGCTGGAGCAGAGGCAAGGCATAGGTTCGCCTATTTAGATAGCACGTTAATTGCCGTAAATGGAACAAACAACATTTGGACATGGAATGGTAATACAAGTTCCACAGCGGCTGCATTAACGACAGCGCCAGTAGCTATAGCCACATGCGAAGACATTATAGTTCATAAGAACGTTCTTCTCTACGTGGCTCCGACCATATCATCTACAAAGTATCCGACAAGGCTTTACTGGTGCGATGTTGATACGGATACCTTTGGCGTAGACATCGATAGAGTCCTAGATAACAATAGATTTGAGGTAGATGCTGGGGGAACGGATATAATAGGGGCGGCTTCGGCGTGGGACAAAGTATTTATCTTCAAAAAAGATGGGGTTTATGTGGGCGAAGTAGTGTACCATGTAGGTGCGCTGGAATACACTCCATTAAGCACAATGAAGGGATTTTCGCCAGTATCCAAAAGCAGTATCATAGTTCGTCCAGAGTTCATCTTTGGAATAGCGACAGAAGGTGCGTTCATAATAACGCCCGATATGCAGTATAAGGTTGTGACGCGAGACATAAACTTTCAGTCGTTGTTCAACTTGGGAAGACTACAATACTCTGTATCTACGGTTAGAGAGAAAGACCACCAAGTTCGCGTTCTCATGTCCTCGGATACCAATTCCACAGGACATGACAGGGTTCTTGTTTGGGATTGGGAGACACAGGAAATACAGATAGAGTCCTACACGGCAAAGCTGAACCATGTAGGAACTATGTTTGTGAGTAATACTGAGTTCGACTTTCTTGGCAGCTATGATACAGGATACGTTTACAAGGGAAATGTCGGAACACAGGATGATGGAACGGATTTTTCATATACATATGAGACTGCGCCCAATGACCTTGGTCTTCCCGGCATCGCCAAAATTATCAAAACTGTTATCTTATACTATAAGAATACAGGAAAGCTGACAACGCTAACGTGTCAGGTAAAAAGGGACCAAGGCGTTAGAGGGACCAAGTCTAAATCATTCTCGTTTGGTACAGACTATGTGTATAATGGAAGCTACACATATAACTCTGGAATAAAGTATCCAGATGATTCGGCAAATAAAGTAACTTTTGCCATAAATAGAACAGTAGAAAACCTGTCTCTGGTTATAACAGGTTCAAATGCCGCAGAATTAATAGGATATCAAGTAGAATATTCCATTAGTGGTCAAGGGGTATTATAATGGCAACGATTACAGTTCCTTCTGATCCAACCCTACCCGTAGCTGGTGCTGAGATAAAAGCAGCACCGCTAAAGGATTGGATTACCAATATTCGCACATTCATAGAAGCCACTAATATAGATGAGGCGAATGTAGATACCGCTGGTGCTGACGGCATCGTAGGGAAATCTATAAATCAAACAATTACTGGCCTAAAAACCTTTAGCAATACAGCAGCGGCAGCGGGAGGATTGCGCGAGGTAGCCAAGTTTGAGATCAACCCTGCGTCTGGAACTGCGGCAGCTAATGACGGTTTGCGCATGACCTTTACCGCAGATGATGCGGGTGGTAATGCTACCGCAGTAGGTTACGTAGATCTTAAATTGACCGATGCCTCTACCACCTCGGAAGATTCTGAGTGGCGATTTTCCACAATCTCAAATGCCTCTTCCGTAACCCCATTAGTGGTTAATGCAACGTCAATCACTATGACCACTGGCACCGTGGCTATTGGCACCAATGCTACTATAGGTGGTGGACTGACGGTTACGGGAACAGGAATTTTTGGAGCATTAACAGTAGGATCTGCTGCCATTAGCGAGGCAGAGCTAGAGATGCTGGATGGGTTGACGGGAGGAACAGTCACTGCATCGAAGGCTGTTGTCGTAGATGGCAATAAAGACATCGCGTCCTTTAGGAATGTGACGCTTACTGGAGAATTAGATGCAGCAACGCTGGATATTTCTGGCGATGCGGATATAGATGGAACCTTAGAGGCAGATGCTATTACTCTTGGCGGCACAGCATTGGGATCTCTATACTCCCCAATTGCTGGCAGCAGCTCAATCGTTACGGTTGGCACGGTGGGAACTGGAACGTGGCAAGGTAGCGTTATAGCCTCTGCATACCTTGATGCAGATACTGCACATCTAAGTGGTTCGCAAACATTTACTGGCGATAAGACCTTTACAGGAACGATAACCGTAGGGGTAGATGGAACTGGGAAAGATGTCACGTTTTTTGGAGACACCTCTGGATCAAAAGTTGTTTGGGACGAATCTGCTGATGATTTAATCTTTACTAATTCGGGAATAGCCGTAGGCAGTGATGCTACGGGCGATATATACTACAGGAATAGCTCAGGTTACCTTACTCGTTTGGGCGTGGGAGACAATGGCGAAGTCCTAACGACTAATGGAACTATACCAAGTTGGGGTTCAGCGGGTGGGGCTGGAGACTTCAGTGGGCCGGGATCAGCAACAGACAATGCAGTGGTTCGGTTTAATGGAACGGGCGGGAAAACGGGTCAAAATAGTGGGGTCACAATTGACGATAGCAATAACGCTACGGGCTTTGCCAACCTTACGCTTTCTGGCGAACTGGATGCCGCCACAGGTGATTTCAGCGGCGATGTCGATGTAGATGGAACCTTGGAAGCAGATGCTATAACCCTTGGTGGAACTGCTTTGGGATCGCTGTATTCTCCCATTGCTGGCAGTAGTAGCATTGCTACAGTAGGAACAGTTGGAACTGGAACGTGGGAAGGCACTGCGGTAGCCTTGGCCTATGGTGGAACAGGTCTTGTCGGCGCGACGGATGGCAAGATAGTAATAGCGGATGGCAGCGGTGCGCCCGTTTTATTGGATGTGGGTTCGTCTACTGCCATCACCGTACTTGGCACCGTAGCAACTGGCACATGGCAAGGCACTGCGGTAGCATCTGCCTACCTTGACTCAGATACCGCTCACCTCTCAACCACACAGACATTTACTGGTGACAAGACCTTTACCGGCACCCTCACGGTTGGCGCGGATGACACGGGTAAGGATGTAAAGTTTTTTGGAGCATCTGCTGGTGCCTATATGGAGTGGGACGAAAGCGCAGACCAACTGAGAATAGTTGGTGCTTCCGCAGATGCCACTACCAGCACTGGCAAACTATTATTGGCCACATCTCTTAATGATATCAATGCAAATGATGTCATAGGCAAGATAGAATTTCAAGCACCACTTGAGGTTGGTGCTGATGCTATATCGGTATCAGCTTCTATTAAGGCCGTAGCACAATCCACGTTCACGGCAAGCTCTAATGCGACTGATATCATATTCTCTACAGGACATTCCGAGACAGCAACAGAGAAGTTTAGAATTACCAGTCAGGGTGAGTTGGGTATAGGCGGCACAAATTATGGGTCAGACGGACAAGTTTTAACTTCTGGTGGTGCTGGTGCTGCCCCTGCATGGGAAAATGCAGCCTCGTCAGGTCACACGATTCAAGAGGAAGGGTCTAGTCTTACAGCAAGGGCTAACTTGAATTTCGTTGGTGCTGGCGTAACAGCCACCGATGATAGTGGCAATAATGCTACAAAAGTTACGGTGACTCCTACGGGTGCGTCCTTGCCCGTTACGCGCTCCGATGGATCTACGAGCGATCCCATTGCCCTGACCTCTGCGGCTCTTGGAGAGAGCTTGGTATCCGACACCACTCCGCAACTTGGCGGCAACCTCGACGTTAATGGGCAGTCTATTGTCTCTGATGGCAGCAACGAGAATATCCCGATTACGCCGCATGGCACGGGCAGTGTAGTCATCTCCAAGGCCGACATCAATGCGGGTGCAATAGACAATACTACAATTGGCGCAACAACTGCGTCTACCATAGCAGGGACCACACTGTCGGCAACGGGCAATGTCAGTTTCGATGGCGGGTCATTTGTCTTCAACGAGTCTGGCGCGGACAAGGACTTTCGCATCGAAGGCGATAGCGATCAGAATCTGTTTTTTGCTGATGCAAGCACGGATCGGATCGGCATCGGCACGGATTCGCCCAATACGGACCTCGAAATTCGAGGGCCAGCCGCAGATTTTGGCTATCTCACATTATCGACTGCTGAGACAACGATTGTCAATACCGATCCATTGGGCCGAATTGATTTCAGGGCACCACTTGAGGGTAGCGGATCTAACGCTGTGTTGCCAACGGCGAGGATTACAGCGGTGGCAACCGAGACATTTGATGCCACCCATAATCAGACTGATCTGAGTTTTCAGCTTGCAAATGATGGCGGGGTAACTGAGAAGTTTCGTATCACCAGTACGGGCAATGTCGGCATCGGCACGGCATCGCCTGCCGCGAATCTGCACGTTGAGACGGATAAGGTGACGGGCGATTATATCGGCTATTTTCACAACTCGCGCACAAGTGATGGCGGCGAGCAATATGGGGTGAAGATTGAAGCGGGATTCAACCTTTACGATGCTGTTTTCCAAGTAGCCGATGGCAACAACAATAAGATGTTTCAGATCGATGGTGGCGGCACCACCGAGGCGTGTGCCAATGGAGGCAAGTTCTTTATTGCTGACACCGCCAACGCCAACATGACGCAGGGCATTACGATCAATCAAGGAACAAATGCCAACGAGGTTCTCGCATTTTGCTCCAGCGATGTCGCGCATGGGCTGAGTCTGGCCGCAACGGATACATTTTGCTCCTTCATTAAATCCACGGATGCTGGGGGCGGGGTGGTGATGCAAGGTCTTACCGACGCCAATCATCCGAATAGTTATCAAACAATGGGATTCCATGTATATCAAGGGGTAGCCGCAGATACTACAAAATCCATTTCGGGTTATGGAATGGCAAGATTCCGTTGTGCATGTAGTAATTCTACCGTTACTACCAATGGGAATATGCTCTCTATAGACAATAATGGTAACACAAAGTTTATCATTGACGGAGAGGGTGATGTCTTCTACGATGGCACAACTAATGCGGGTAACTGGGACGACCACGATGATGTTGGGCTACTTAGCGCGTTCCGAAATCTAACTACAAGCAACAAGGCACAGGATGTATTCGGAGAGTTTGTGAGCGAGAACGCGAAAGTGCTACACGACACGGGCGTCATCACGATGAACGACGATGGACATCACTTCGTATCCACCAAGGGCTTGAATGCGCTAATCATTGATACGATCCGTCAGGAAGGTCAGAGGTGGCGCAAGGTCGTAGGAGAATATCAAGATAAAATCGCTGCGTTGGAATCGCGGCTACTTAGGCTGGAGGCTTAATCATGGCAGTTCAAGGTACGATTGAGACAATGGGCGGCTTGACCGCCACTAACGCATATCTGCGAATTTCGGATCTAACAGTGAAGAAGATCGTCAGTGATGGGGATGACAATAACAAGTGGCAACTGACGTATGGTGTATTCTGCTACGTCAACGCCAATGCGAGAACCAACAACCCACAAACGCGCCTTGTCGCGCCGAGCGTGGATAGGTTCAAGGTCGTTAGCGATGATGAACCGAGTGACCCTATGGCGGTGGCATATGCTGACCTCAAGACGCGATCCACGGTTACAGACGCTACGGACATACTGTAGGAGATACTAATAATGGCTGATAGAAAACCCCTCAAAGTCCTGCCCGATGGCGGCGGTGATAGCACTGGCCTTGGCGAGTTTGTCGCTGCGGATACCGTAGGCATAGTCGATGGCGGCACGGGGCTGGCAACGGTAGGGTCCAATCAACTTTTGACGGGCAATGGCACTTCGGCGCTTACGTCTGAGAGCAACCTGACCTTCGACGGCTCGACGCTCACAGTGACAGCGGATCAGCACATCACAGCCGGCAAGGCGTTGGTCGTGGGCGGCACCACACAGTACGCCGCAGAAGCTATCGTCACGCCCGAGGTGCAAGTTTTAGGCGCGAATAGAGCCTCTGCCAGTATGCTGTTGGCGCAATATACAGCCGATGAGTTTGGTCCTTCGCTTTATTTTATGAAGTCAAGGAACGCATCGATTGGCGGCAATACTGTAGTGCAAGACGATGATTCGATGGGGTCGCTTTTCTTTTACGCGAATGACGGCACGGATGGTCATAATCTGGGCGCAGCGATACGAGCGAATATAGATGGAACACCGGGCAGTAATGACACACCGGGAAGACTCGTTTTCCAGACCTCCGCAGATGGGACTAATTCGCTTGTTGAGCGTTTGCGGATCGGGGCAGATGGGAATGTTAAAGTAAGTGACGGTGATCTCGTCATCGGCACCAGCGGTCACGGCATTGACTTCAGCGCACATGCCCATGCTGGTGGAATGACATCTGAGCTACTTGATGACTACGAAGAGGGTACGTTCACGCCAGTATTTAAATACAGCACGACAGCGTATTCTCTCAATGGGTCAGATGCAAGATATACTAAGGTTGGTGATATTGTTCATTTTCAGATTTGGGCTGATGTCACAACCAGTGCATCAAATGATAGCAGTATCGTGTATGTAGCAGGATTGCCATTTACGTCATACAATAGCGTTGCATCGCATATCAGATACTCTGCGGCGTGGGAATACTACAGTGGAGGGCATGTGCCCCTTTTCTATCTTAACCAGAACAATACTGTTATGACCATGTTAATTCACAAAACAGATGGCAATCAGTGGGCTAATGCTGCGTCGTCGCAAATTTATAGAAGCAGTGGTCATAATGAAATAATTGTATCTGGCACATACATAGCCGCTTAAAGGAGTAATAGCATGGCACTTGAAAAAACTACGACTGACGATAAAATCGAAATCGTTGGCGATTACAAGCATTTGCAGGTACGCACTGCAACTATAGTATCCGAGGACGGCACGGAGTTGTCGCGCTCGTTTCACCGCAAAGTCCTGCATCCTGATGCTGATATCAGCGGCGAGTCTGCCGAGATACAGAGTATTGCGGCGGCAGTGTGGACCGATGAGGTCAAGGCTGCATGGCAGACATTCCAAGAGGCTCAGGCCAGCGCCCGTTCGTAACGTGGATGCCGATCTCATCATCTCCGTAGTAGCCCTTGCTCTGGTCGCGCTGATCGGGGCTAACACTTGGCTGCTGCTGTCGGTGCGTGATCGGGTGGGCAAAGTGGATCGGCGCGTAGAAGGACAGAACCAGCGATTAACAAAAGTGATTGATTGGGCAGAGGGGCAGGTGCCGCCCAAGCGAGGTAGGTAATGTTACGCAGACCGCCACGCGACCCAAAAACCATTGGGTCATTTGCTGAATTACGGCAGCATTACGAAACGCTATGGAATGAGCTTGACGAGTGTAAGCGCCAGAAATCTGCTGCTTATAGCACACTGAAGTCACGAACTCGAGAGGTTCGCGGCACACAAGCTGACCTCAAAAAAGCGAAGGGTGAGATTGTAACCCTCACCAAAAAAGAACACGCCAAGAGCAAGGAAAAATCCAGTGCAGCCTACGCCAGTACAGCAGCCACGACACTCATTATCACCTATCAAGTTGTCGAGGTCAGCGGAGGCTGGGGCAAGTGGTCACCCGTATTTGAACACGAAGCGACCATTGGGGTGATGCAAGTTGCTATCGGTAGTCTGTTAGCATGGGCCATGCGGCCTTTTCAACACTGAGAGGACACAATGATTGACAAAATCAAAGAAAATATCCAAGTCGGATTCGGTAAGAAGGAAACTACGAAAACTGCGAAAGGCGCAGCAGTGGGTGGAATGGGTGCTGTTGCTTATACTATTATTAGCGACCTTGGGTACATGCCTACTTCTTTATCAGCACCTGACATTGTACCGTACGTGGTAGCGGGGTTATCCACAATCATCAACTCGGTACATCAGTTCCTTAAAAACAATGGGATAGGGGATTAGGAGAGCAGTAATGTCGGACGATATCAGCAAAGAAGTTATTGATGCAAAAATAGAAGCCATACAAAATGATTTGCAGGCTACTGTTGAGCAACATGAGAAAGCTTCTAATTCTGTAAATGAACTGTCAAAGTTGTTTGATCGTCAACAAGGCGCACTGATTGGCCTAAGACAGCTTAGGCAAGAATTATTTGGCGAAGAAGAACCTGTCAACGAAGAAGTTGAAAAGTAAATAGGGATATACTGGAGGCACAAATGGCACTGTTTGACGAGGGTGCGGCAGATGCGGCAGCAGAAGAAGCAGCACGGAAAAAACGCGAAAAAGAGGAAAAAGAGCGGAAAGCTGCTGCCGCTGCCGCTAATGGGAAGGGCAACGGTGCTAACGCCGTAACGTCCGCATCTTTTGGATTAGACGGTGATGACCCAGAAGCAGCGCCAGATGTGCCTCCAATAACCCAAACCGATTCCACTTCAGATGACTCTAATGCCGTAGCAGCGACTAATACATTTTTCAGCAATTTCGCTCAAAGCAATCCTGAAGAAGCCTACAAGATGTACGAAGGGATTTTGAGCGGTGACGCATCTGATGAGGTGAAGAATGCCTACCGAGAGCAAGCTCCACCAGAGTTTGCAAATCGATATAATACGGGATTATCGCAAGCAGCCTCATCCGACTTGGCAGCCTCTTACGCAGACAGGGCCGCACCCACGACCGTTGATAGGTATGGACACCTACCCGAAGAAGACCAAAACGCGATAAGTGCAGCGGAAACGTATTGGCTTCCTCGACTAGAGAATGACCCAGAAAAAGCTTACGAAAACTATAAAATAACAATGGGTCGCACAGATGTCTCTGATAGCGTAAAGCAGTTCTGGAGAGACAATGCCCCAGCCGAGTTTGCCACTCGCCTCAATAATGAAAAGTCACAGGGCGCGCAAACAGATTTGGCCGCTGGCTACGAGGGAAGGATATTAGACAAGTATTTCTCAGAGACCGAGACACAGCCTCTTTATTTTGAAAATGAAATAAGGGAGGCAATGAAAGACCCCTCGTCTGATGAAGCATATCGCCTATGGCAAATACAGTATGACAGGCCCGGTATTTCCGACGAAGAGAGGCAAAGGTATGCCGATCTATTCCCAGCATTTGCATCGGAGTATGCCCGAGAGGGAAGTATTCCATTAAGCGATAAAGAAGATTGGGAGGGAACAACGACTGGTAATGTTTTTAGTGGACTTCTAGAAAGCAACCCCGAAGAAGCATATCTGCTATACAAAAAAATATTAAGAAGCGATGCGTCTGACGAGGTGAAGAACTCTTATAGAGATCAAGCCCCTGCGGATTTTGCTGATCGATTTGTCAGAGATAGTGGGAGAGTATCTCGTCCCGGCGAGGATACTTTTGAGTTTGAGAATACAAATCCTTTTGTAGAAGCAGAAAATTTTGATGACGTATTTAAAACAGGAGATGCCATATCGGAAGGGTCGGATAGGGTTGCCGAAGACCCTTTCCTTTTTACAAGGGTTAGAGATGGAATAGGGCAAGGAAATTTAAACCAGTTTAACAGGCAGTTTATAGAGCGTAATGTAAATTTTAGTCCTGAACAAAAAGCTCAATTGTTGGAGTTGTGGGATAGCAAGGATGCCGAGGCACAAGCAAACGTAGATGCTGCCAAAGGCCCAACTACAGAGGATACTTACAAAAATTTATTGCAGCAAATAAGATCTGGATACCTGACAGATCGCACTGCCATAATGAGGGCTAAACTGCCCTTGCAGATGCAAGACGATCTTTTAAGTGCATTAACTCAGAAAACAACAAAGGGTGCTGACTTCGATGTCGATACCTATGACGAGTTTTTTAAAACAGCAGATGCCGTAAATCAAGGATCTGACGTATTAACATTTGACCCACATCATTATGGCGATGTGCATAGCACTATACAAGGCGGTGATCTAGATAAGTTTAATAGAGAGTTTATTTCAAGAGATGTAAATCTTACAGAAGAGCAGAGAGAAGCTCTCCTCTCTCTATACGACCTTAAGGTTGAGGAGCGTCGAGGGTGGCAAGAAGATAAAACTCCAGAGGAAATATACTCTGATTTTGAATCTCGCATTGCCAGTGGTGAGGCAATTGACAGGACAGAGATAATTGACTCTCTATTATCCGACGAGCAGAAAACAGCCCTTTTGGCTTCTTCTTCGGGAAGACAGAGGGAGATTAGGAGCAATCAAGCGTATCAATCTTTTGAGAAACGATTCTCCTTTGATCCCAATAAGCCAACCGAGCATGACATTCTCACTAATGGTGATCTAACTCAAGAGCAGAAAGACAATTTAATAGCTCGCTATTTTCCAGTAGAGGAAGTTCCAGATGAAGTGGGAGAAGTAGAAGGAGAAGATGAACTTGCTCCGAGAGATAGGTACGGCCGAAAGTTAAGGGCTACGAGAGACTTCCTTAATAGCGGTGGCGATCCCGCTATGGTCAATTGGAATGAATTAGAATCATTGGCTAATGCTGCTGGCGTTGGCGATCTGTTTAATAAACAAACTATCATTGAAAGTGGTGCGGCTGAGTATGACAAAGGTCAGCGTCCCGCAAGACAGCAGAAAGCCTACCAAGGTTTAATAGGTAGGTTTATGAGCGGTGCTAATGTTAGTGAGTATGAGATAGCTACAGCTGATTTATCAGATCAACAACGTAGTGATTTGCAGTCTCGTTTTGCGGAGCAAGAGAGAAGGCGGGAAGACCAAAGAAGGAGGGAGGAACAGGATAGGGAGAAGGAGGAACAGGATAGGCTACGTAGGGAAGAGTACGAAAGGACGATAGAGGAGAAGAGGCTAGAAGCAGAGCGTCTTAGGATAGAAGCCGAGCAGTCCAAAACAGCCAATCCTACGATTGACAATGAGGATAAAGCCGAGCGGTCTTCTGCTTATGATAATTTATCGAGTCAAATATACACTGCCCTTGATGAGGGCAATGCCAATACATCACAGCTTTTATACCAAATAGAGACATCTGGTTTAGCTGATGATGAAAAAGCTCGTCTTAAGGCCATGCTCCCGAAGCCTGCTCCTTCCTTGGATCAGCAAGCTGAAGAACAACTGGAGCAAGAAGCAGAGACAAAGAGAGAAGAAGAATATGTAGCCATAGATGAAGGCAAGACGATCATAGAGGCAGATGCTCTGATAGACATGATTGATGATATCATGTCTAACATGGCGGGTGTATTGTCGGAAGAAGACATCGTAAAGTTGGTAAGCGCACGACTACAGGGTCAAAACTTGTTTGCCGATTCTGCCACCTTGCTTAATACGGTGGCAGATGTAAATAAGCTGTACTACAGGCATTTTGAAGGAACTAGGACCAGACCTCTTACCTTTGTAGAAAGAAAGGACATGGAAGCAAAGGAGCGGTCTGATTCCGTAGTAACTGCGGCTGAATTGGATGCGTCTAAGACGAAAGAGGATCTATTTGCGAAGTTTGGTATTTCGTATGAGATGCAGTCTAATCCAGAAGAGGCATATTTTAAGGCACTAAGATTGGGTAACGCTTCGCCATCCGAAGCCTATAGAATATTCAAATATGCTGGTGGAATGGGTGCTCCTCCTGTAGGGCAGAATCCCAATCTAACTCCAGAGGGCAAGGAGGAAGACGATGATTCTATTTCCTTGTTTACCATTACAGAAGATCATGGTGGGTATGGACACCCCTTCTATGCAGATGATGTATACAATCTCAAGGCGAAGCCGGGAGAGAGTGAAGACGAGTTTTGGGACAGGGTGCAGAATGCAGAGTGGTTGACAGAGCTTAAAGATCCAGATACGTCTGCCTCATATACGAAGTTGTCACCTCTCGAAAGTGATGCCATAGTAGATAAGATGATCACCACACTTGGTCAAAATGGAGCAGACAGCGTAACCTTAAACAATGCGCTGGATGAATTAGTTAGATTTCAAAATAAAGACGATTTTACCAAAAACGATTTGCGAGCACAGTTTGAAGATGCTCTTCTTGATGCCCTTAATTCTATGGGCGGGGAAGACTTGGATGAGCAGAAGAGACTGTTGAGAGCTTCGGCTAAAGAAGACTATCAAGATGCAATAGAAGAGGCGAACAGGTATTTCCTTGTGAACGGCTTATCGGGAAGTGGCCAAGAGCAGCGTAGATTTGAAGAGCTATCCAGTAATCACCTAAAGGGATTGCGTGAGATAGACATGGCCATTAACGAAAAGAGGAATGAGTATGCCGCCAAGCAGGTAACCATGCTTACGGACTCGCTTGCTCAGCTAGCAAATATAGATGTTAGCGAAAACAAGCTTGGATTAGAAGCAGATGACCTTGAAGAACGTGGTCGGCAGTTCGATGCCTCACTTAAACAAAGCAAGTATACGACAGAGCAAGAGCTTAATATACGGAACAAAGAACTGAATATTGATGAAACAAAGTTCTATGAAACAGTTCGTCAGTTTAATAAAGAGCTTGGCAATAGGATAAATGAGTTCGCAGCACAGTTTGGTTTAAATGAGCTAGAGACTGCCGCAAGTATCCGTAAGGTCAATACGGACATCGTGAATCAAACGAGAGAGTTGTCTAATCAAATAGCCATGTCATGGGCCGATATTACTGGCATAGCTGGAGATATGACGGGAACACTAAATCTCAATGACTTGGGTATTCCAGCAGCAGAGTTCACGGAACAGGAAAGAAATCTTCCACCAGAGTATCTTGCCCAAACAAAAATAGGCAAGGCTATTGCCGATTCGTTTTCGGCCATGACAGGTCAGCAAATAACTCTTGATCAGTTGAAGGCCATTGCAGATGGTGAGGATCTCATGGTAGAGGGTATGCCCACCCTAGAGTCTCGTCAGATTGCTACGGCCATTACCATGCAGAACTTGGACCGCATGAATAAGTATGCAGCCATAGCAGATGAAAACGACTTGGAGCTGGAGCGATTTGAAACAGCTAAAGATCAAGCAGATCGTCAGTGGTATCTCACCATTGGAGATGTGTCGGAAACATTTGGCATGAACAATGATGCTTTCAGAGATGCCAAGTATCAATACGATAAAATGTTTGACCCCCTTAGTGCTGATCCAGATAAGAATGGAACCAATAATCCAGATCTTATTCATGTAGCTACGGAGAAGGCTAGAGAGATATATCTCAGTTCATCTGGCGTAGCGTTTGGTGATGAAAGATATGATGAGATTAACCAAGAGTTTCAAGAAAATTGGGGTCAGGCAAATGATGTCTTTGACAACACCCACGCCAATCAGCTTAAGGACATAGCTCGTCAAAACAAATTTGAAGAAGATAAGTTTGAGCGGGCTAATAGGCAGGCAACTTTGCAAGAAGAGAAGTATGAGGAAGTGTGGGGTGCCTTGATGGGGGCAAGGGACGAAGATCCAACTTCTATAAATCTCTATGATAGCAATAGGACTCTTTGGAACGAGACTCTAGATTATATAAATCAATATACCGATACAGGAACGAGTGTAACTCCAGAGTATTACGATGTTCATAAAAGGCTGGCGGGTGAACCTCTTTCAGAGGGCATGGCTGAGTTAATGGCCAATTACGATCCCACCACTGCCACACAGGAACAGTACAATCAGCTTGTTGCCAAGTGGAGAGAGGCAAATCCACCGGGCGATACAGAAACGGGGAATGACCATAGAAACCGTGCAGCTTCTGCCATTAGAGGATATATAGCAAGTAAAAACTCGCGGGAGATTGTTGAACAGGTTGAGCGTGGCGATGTTCGTATTATGGACACTGATAAAGTTTCGTCCATTGTAGCTTCCCTTATGGAAAATCCTCCACCGGGATTGTTTGAAAATATCAACAGCAACTATGGCATCTTGAATGATGAAGCGAAGAGAGAGGTGCTAACTAGCATTGTTAATTCTACGGTGCAAAGTCGGGAGATGGAGCAGTATCTTGATCCAGAGACAGGCGAGGCAATAATCTCTGCCAGCGACCTTGGACTAGACTGGTATGATGCGAGTGGTGATTTAAAAGATGACACCTCTGGTTGGTTTATCACAACCGCGGGACACCAATTTGAAGATAAGGCTACTGAGAGATTTATAGAAGCTTCTCAAAGAGGTGGAGATTTAGAAGGTGTTTCCGTTATAGACCTTCTAAACAATAAAGAATATGAAAATTATGTAGATGATAAAGACGATTTCCGAATGACGCAGCATGGGAAGAAGATGTTCAGAGAGTTGGCGGGTCAGTTTAATGAGACTTTTGGTAGGAATCCTACGGTCTTAGAGGCATTTATGTTCAAAGAATCTGGCGGCCAATTAAACCTTATGTCGGGCGATCCATCTGTTGGCTTTACTACGAGCATGAACATACGATTGATTCCAGAAAACTGGATTGATAACTATAATGAACCGGGACAGTTGGAAGGTATCTTTGCCCTTCTCAATGGCGGCAATGTAACGCCAGAACGTGCGGTAGCTCGCACAAGTGGATGGGCCAAGTTTGGCAATATAGCGGGTAACATTGTTGCCTCTGGAGTTGGCGCATTCGCTACTGCTTATGGGGGGAACCTTGGGAAACCACAACCACAACCACAACAACAACAACCACCCGGGTAGTGAAAAGATTAAAACTAGAAAGGCTATAGATAATGTCCTTCTTAAGTAAATTAGGTGATTTCGCTGGAGGCTTTGCCGAAGGTCTAGGCGAAGCACTGCCCGGTGCCATTGAAAAAGGCATGGACAGGCGCATAGATCTAATGGATCAGCAACGTGCGTGGCAAAGACAGGATGCTCTCAGGGCAGAGGATCGTGAATTTAGCATGGATCAAGCTGCTTATAACGAGGCTGTATCCGCTGGCGATTTAAGCTACCTGTCTGGCATAGATCCAGAAGGCCTACTTGGTGAAAGAGCCGAGCACGCAATAGCCAACATAGTAGCAAATGCTGGAGCACAGATCACAAATGCAGGGCGAACATCGGATGTATTGGTTAATGCTACTGCGTTACAGTTTAATGATCGAAGCTCTAGGGACTTATACTCAAAAGGCACTACATACGATGATTTTTCCGATCAAAGCTTACAATTAAATAAGCAGTTAAATGAGTTAATCAACCTTAGAGACAACCCGAATCTTGCACAAGCATTTGATGAAGCTCAGATAGAAGCATTAAATATAAATATAGCCAACATTGAAGCATCAATAGACACAGTAGATAAAAAGCAAGGGCTATATGGAAAGTTTCTACAGGGCAAAGATGAGAACCTAAACTCTTTTAATTCGCTCTTGGGCATGGGAGATCTAACAAGTGCTCAAAATACTCTTGAAGCCCTAATAGATGGCGACTATATATCGCCTATGATGGCAAAGCGTTTTTCCGATAGCATCATAGTACAAAGAATGGAACGAGCTATTGTAGAGGGAGACTTTGATAAGCAAAGCACAATCCTTAATGAAAGTCCACCCAACTTAAGGCAGATCTTGGCAGAAAAAATGAATGATGCCGAGAGGGCATTGGAAGGAAAAAATGTGGAAGCAAGGGTAACCATGTCCAATTGGGGAATGGCTGCTGATTTGGAAAAAGAAGTATACGAGAATCCCAACCTAACCGATCCGCAAAAAGATCAGATAATAAACAATCTCCGCACCAAACAGCAAGCGATGGCGCAGGGTGCCGCTTCGAGAGTTAGTGCGGCAATGAAAGAACTTCGTCAAGGAATAATAAAAAACTACGTTGGTGGGCAAACATTCGATGCGAGGACTCTCAACTCAATGGTTGTAAATGCTCTTAGGCAGAGTCCGCTGTCTTATGGTGTACAACCTTGGGAGGTAGCACGGTTTGAGTTGCAGAACGACTTGTCTACTTCAACGAACACCAATATGCCACTGGAGAAAGCCCTTGTTGCCCACTACGCACCACTAGTTGTTATGGGGGTAATGAGTCAGGATGAGTTGATGTCGAAGATTGACACCTCACAAGCCCTTACTCAGAGGGAAAAAAATATAGCTCTTGAACAAGCAAGTGGTATAACGCCCAGTGCCAACGCAGACCCACAGACGAAGATGGCGGCGCAGCAAATAAATCAATTTACATTGGGGGGAATATCTAACATTATAAGTGATTTTGACGAAGAAGTTATCAAAAGAGATTTTATGGCGGCAAGGGGTAGGCCCGATCCAGATGCTATAAACAGAGTGAAGGTCAATTATACAAGATCAGTACAGAAAGATATAGAGAATCGGGTATTAACTAGAGAGCAAGGGGAGGAGATTCTTGCGAGGATAGAGGATCTTATCCTTGCACTGACTTCTACATTCGGTCAAGATGATGTCGGTCCACCTCTTCCAGAGGGATACGTTACGCGTAAGCAGGCACAACAAAAGGGCGGTGGTAGGATGTCGAGGGCTATACCGGGAGAAGAGGGTAGAACTCAGAGGCGAGAGCCGACTCAGCGGCAAAGAGCGATGGGCTTCGTAGGAGCAGGCGCATGAGTATATTTGGAGCGTTTTCCAGTAGCGGGAATTACAAGCATTATTATCCCGAAGATGTTAATTTTGACGATTACATGCTTGGGGATGCAGCCAATCTTTTACACCCCGATGGTCAAGCATCTTTTGAATCTGCTTATGTGCCGGGAGACTATAGAGTTGTAAGAGATCCTAGTCACTCGACTAGAAGCAAGCAGAACTCTGCACTGAAGGGCGCTATTACGACCATAGATAGGGGTATGCGGCAGTTGGATGAGGGTGGCACTCTTACCCAACAGGGCCGAGCACTTGGTCAGTTGGAGCCGGGGGAAACCTACCTACAAGAACTATACGATGAGATAGATTTAGACTCTAAGATCAATAAGACGGGCATACTCCAAGAGGGAATAGATCTGATACAGGGAACGATGTATGGGGTCTCTGGTGGGATATTAGAGTTGATGCGGACGGGTGAGATTGATGACGGGTTTAAGCAGTTTCTTTCCGAGATACGGCATTCGTGGGACGATGATTATACCCCCGATCCAGATTCATGGCTCAGTAGGCCCGTATACCGTGCAGAGTGGGGGCAGATCCTTCGCTCAAACGATGGCATCATTGGCAAAAAACTTTTGGATGCCATAGATACCAATCCCCTTCTTGCGTTCATGGATGCCAAGTCCATCGATGACCTAACAGATATATCGATAACGGACCACGTTAAGGATCTTGGTGAGCTTTGGAATGTGGTATCTGATAACAATTATCGTCAGTCCGAAGTAGAGCGCATCCGAAGAGAGCAGGGGGTTAGGAATGTCTCTCTGACCGAGGCTGAGAATAATGCGATGTTTTGGTTAGGGCTGGGATTGGATGTTGCCCTTGATCCATTGACATACACAGGCATTGGATTCTTAGGGAAGGCGGGCAAGCTCATTACGGGCAAAAAGGCCATTCTCAGAGGACTAGAGAGTGGTGAAGATGTAGCTAAACGAGCGCAAGTAGCTTACAACAGGCGGGTATATGAAGATCCTCAGAGTGATGTTGCCATAAGGCGAGCCAATAAGAAAGAGGAACTTGAGGCTAAGATAGGGGTAACGGATGAAGCTACGGGCAAGCCCTTCTTAGAAGAGGATGCGGCAAAGGGTCTTGAGGAATTTGACGAAGCAGAAAAACTAGCAGAGCAAGAGCTTCTTACGCCACAAAGAACGACCTTGGGTAAGGTCAGTGATGCGGTACCCATCGATATGTTTTCGCTGCGTGATGAGGGGTACTTCGGAAAGGGTGGCGCTGTTGCTACTGGCATAGATAACTTCACTAATCTGGCCATGAGCACCCTGCATCGAATCCAAGCGATACCGAAGGTTGGGCACCTATTAGCACTGGACAATGCTTTCGTTACAAACAATGTAGTCAAGCGACTTCGCAATAAAGAAACTGCTAAACGATTTGCCAAGTTCATACAAGAAAATGCTACAGATATAACAGGTGCATCGTCAGATGACATTGCGAAGGATGAGCTACTGGAGCATCTAACAGGTGATGTAGATCAATTAGCTGAGAGCATAACGCAAAAATCAGAACAGTATCTAAAGCTTGTTAAGGATGCGTCTATAGATAGACAGTCTGAAACACAGGCTATTAAAAATGGAATGCTGATGCTGTCTAAGCGTTATGGCTTAGATGCTCGTTACGCTATGAGTCTGTTTGCAGCGAAGCCAGATATTGCAAGGCGGCTGATTGACGAAGGTGATTATGCTGACGATATCAAAAAACAATTGCATGAGGTTCTCAATGTCGGTAAGTCCTTGATCGAAGAGATCACACTAAAGGATCGAAGGCACGGACTACTAGATGAGACTCAGCTTAGAACCGATTACGTCCCAAGTCGCGCTCCCTTATCTCGTTCTGGCCAACGCACAATGGAGGCGTTTCTTAAGTCTAACGTAGACTCCGATGAGGCACAGGCGATCTTAAATCGGATTGAACAGAAGCAATCGAATCAATCGTATCAAGTAGCAATGGAGGGGGATGTAAAAGCCACGTTCCAAAACCGTGCAGTTTTCCAAGATCTATACGGTAAGTTGCTTGCGCTCAATCCTTCTGAGATGGACTTTGCAATGCTTTATGGCAATAGAGCATTTGAGTCCTTGCGCCTAAGGAATACGAAACGATTTCAAGATCATATTTTAAGTGATCGATTGCTGACTGTTCCAGTTGATGAGGCTATTGCAAAAGATCCTACACATAAGCTGCATAAAAAGTTTAAGGCAAATGGGTTTGACTTCTATTCCCCTGCGGGTGGATGGAAGGATGAGGGTGCCGTCTTTTATGCCATGCCCAAAGATATGTCGAATGCCCTTAAGACCACCAATACCTTGATGGAAGAAGCGGGTAGTGGTACTAAGAATATGGAGAGGCTTAAAGAGCTTGGCCAAGTATGGAAGACCGGGACTGCTCTTTGGCGGCAATGGGCATTGGGCACTATGGGGTATGTATCTCGTAACGTACAGTCTAATATATTCACCAACTATGTAGCAGGGGTCACCTCTCCGCATAGATATTTAGAGGCAGCACTAATTCAGTGGGGTGGCACTGAGCAGATGCCTCGCGGAATAAAGGAGTATGTTGAGCTTAAGGTGGGTGGGCCTAAGGCTATACAGAATTACAAGTTCAAGCTTAGAGATGGACGCGTATTAAGCCTCCAAGATATGCGTGCTGAGATGGATAAGAATGGGCTGTTTGCCGACACCTTCAGCACAAATGAAATGGTCGAGTTGTCGGGGATTGAGAGTGCGACCTTCGGGATCTATAACAAAGGTCGCACGATGCCGACAGGCGTTATCTCTGCTGGTATTAAAGGTATGCCATCGTGGGGAGTTACGGAGGAACGTGTTAATAATGCAACTCGGCACATTCAAGATATGTACCGTGATGCTGGCAATACGGAAGTTAGTGCTGAAGAAGCTCGTGCCGTTGCAGAAGTGTACGATGGCATGGCACGACAGTGGGCATGGTATAATAATTCAGTACCTTCGGCGTGGTGGGATAAGGTTACTATTAAAGGTTTTTCTGACTACGATCAAGTTAAAACAAAGTTTGTAGAAGACACTCTTCTTCAAGCAGACCCAACCGCTGCGGCGATTGATAAGGGATTCGATCCTTGGTATGTAGGCAATCAAGCTGAAGCTCTTCCCGCATTGCGAAGCCTTATTGCTCGTAAGGTTGAAACGAACTCCAATCTAAAGTCCAAGGAAAACATCTGGCGAAAGAATGATATGGGTGATTTGGTTCTCACCTTTGAAGAACTTCAAAAGTCTTTTGCCAGTAAGATTATAAAAAAGAAAGATCCAGATGCTGCCCGTGTTAAGAAAGAGATGGGCAAGCTTAATCTGGATAGCACAAGAAATACATTTATTGGTGTAGAGGATTGGTTAAGCCTTAATGCCAAGGAGAATCCCACGGGAGAGATCACTAAGTCTGACTTCGTAAGTGCTCTTAACAGGGGATTGTTCCGCATGGATGCCGTTACTCAGCGCAGGGGATTGACTCCCGATGTTGAGTATCCCGCGGCTATGGGGCAATTAACGCACTATAGGACACCAAGGGAAGCTTACGAGGCACAAACAGGGCCGCCCGATGCAGATTTTCTTGCATCTACAATCAATCAAGAGCGTAGACTTGGAGATTTTTACAGGGCAGAGGATGTGGATTACGCAAAAGAGCAATGGGAAACTGGTAATCCATATCAAGATGCACTAAGTGAAGTGCATGAAATAGAAACTGGGGATGGGCCAATGGGTCCAACAGGATTCGTTGACCCGATGTGGAAATTCAAGACAATGCAGCTACCCATTGCATCAGAAGCAAAGCTTGAAGAACTTGCCGCAATGAGAGGACGTAGTGTTGGTGAGGCAGATGCGTATACCAAGGCAGAGGAACAGCTCTTGGCAGACCGATCCAACTACAGGGTGGGGTTTATAACCGCAACGGATGTTATTCCACGCAAGGAGTGGACTGCGATTACTGGCGTTGAGAGTGGTCGATATTTGCCGGGGGAATGGGAGGATGAAGCGGAAGGAGTAATGCGGTCTACAGGGTTGCCAATCGGCCCACTGGACATGGTAGTAGATTGGCGAACGACAAAGAGAGAGGGGGTGGTTGGCCCAAGGGGCCAACATGAAATGGCATTCCCTCAATACCGCGACACCCCCGAAGGTAGGGAGTTGTCATTAGCACAAGATGCACAAATTGCACACTATCGACTATCTGATTATGTAGATGAAAATGACAATAAGATCTTGGTCATAAATGAATTACAATCAGACTTTTTCGACTCTCGGCGTGGTGGCGTTCCTTTTATAAGAACCGATAGAGAAGACATAGAGTATTATGACAATATCTTAGCGATATATGATAGTGATAATGTGGAGCCAGCGACTATACAAAGACTAACTGACGAGGCGAAGTTGCCGTACTTAGACGGTAAAACGGAAGATCGCCATAGGCTGGTGCAGGAGTTTATTGACAGTGAGTACAATGAGGGTCCAACAAAACAAGTCGGCGGGAGAGGATTTGTGCCAGACGATGAGGCATTGAGAGAAGTAAGAACTCTTATGAATCAAGACGAGTTCTCCATTGCGCAATCTATTCGGTGGGGGTTGCCAGATACTCAAGTTGGCAAAGAGTCTCTCGCTGTAATGAATAAAGAATTTAAAGATCTGTTTCCGATAAATAAAACCGATTGGCAAGCCCCCGCTATGAAGCTTCTCATGCAAGAAGCGGCAAGGGGCGGGTATTCAAAAGTTATTTGGGGTGGAGACTTTGACGTTATAGCCAAGGCAGAGGGATGGGATGAAGCGCAACACGTAGGAATAGATGACTGGCATGATGCAGCAGCAGACAATCCTACAATGCGGCCAAAGCTAGAGGAGGTAGCGCGAAATTATTACGATGAGAATAAAAAAGGTAGTCTTGCTTGGACTGCAAATAGAGTTCTAAAAGATGTAGGGATTAAAGACGGGGTTAAGAATTACAAGCACCCCACTGGCAATTATAAATCTATTGATATTACCGAAGACTTAGCCAGTAAAGCTCTTAATGGTAGTGACTTTACCCTGTATCAGAAGGACGCTAATACTGATAAAGTTAAGGGCTTGGTGAGTTTCCTTGATGACGGGCGTAGGTTAGTCGCTTCGTTCCGAGAAGGCGATGTCTCTACGATGGTGCATGAGTTGGCGCACATAGCTCGTAGGTCTGAGATGATTGCGCCGGGAGATATGCAGGTCATTAACAACTGGATCTTTGGCATGGACACAGCCAAGGGCAAGTCGTTAATCAATAAGCGCATTGATGAGTATCGCAAAGAGTGGTTGGGTGATGAATCAGACATGGAGTGGTCTGATGAGGAAC